TAAAAATAATTTTGGTGGTGTCAGGACTCCGCCGTATATTTGTAAGACAATTAAGAAACACACAGACATTATGATTAAAACTAAAAAATACACAATGAACAGCATCACAGGTGAAACCCCTAACAATGTTATCAAAGTTATCACATCTAAATGCTATAACTGTTCTCAAAACCAAGTAAAAGTGTTTCGTCAGCAGAATACTGAAAACTTTGATAAATTTACCACGATTATTGGTTCTTTGTTTCTAAAAACCTATGACGACTTAAAAGGTCACAGTATTATGGATTTTGTATCAAGCACTCAAACCGCTAAAGGTGCTATTGTTCGATTGAGTGAGATGCGTGAATTATCTACCAAAGATTTTAGTATCCAAATGATGTGTAATTCTGATGGTGTCGAAATCTTTAAGATTGAGGTGTTTAAGCAAGGTAAAGGTATCGGTACTGAATTGATGGAGAAAATGGTTGAAGTATCTGAGTGCTTAAATATCCCTCTCTACTTAAAACCTACCCCTTACAAGAATACCACTGCTGACCAACTCAGAAAATTCTACCACAAATTGGGTTTCTCCCGTTCTACTAAATCACAATATTGGACTAACTTTTAATAACTGAATAACAATGAAAAAAACAAACATGACCAACCGAAATAAAAGACGAGCAAACGACAAATACCTTGTCGAACTATTACGAACTCTAAGAGGACGAAAAAAGCCACAGGTGGTGGTATTACCTCAAGGACCTTTTATATTCTTATACGACACCCTATGGACCACAGAGCCCGATAGAGCGTTGGGTTTGGTTGGTAACTACTCAGATAAAATCCTAAAGCAGTGTTTCCGTAGATGTCCATCAACATCTGAATGGTATGAGAAAATGAAAAATATTGAAAAAAATGCTGAGGAACAGATGGCAGAACAAAAGTAATTCCCTATATTTGTATCACTATGAAAGACAATAACAATATGAAAAAAGAAATGACTTACACATTTACAGGCGACCAACTTTACCATTTCACTCAAATCGTCAGTGGTCTATATGACTATCAAGGAACACACGATAGTCCCCCTGAATATGAGGAGTGGTTATCACAAACCTTTGGTAAGGACTTTCTTGATTACCAATTTGACTTTGATTGTAATTTGTATGAATACGAGTTTGAGGAGACCTTTTATTATGGGTTGGTGACTGGTAATTTCACACAAGATGTCCTTGATTGGATTGAGGAACAAAAAAAACAAATTGAGGAAGGTTTGGCAGAACAAAACTAATTCCCTATATTTGTAAGACAATTAAAACATTAAAGACATGGAAAACTTAGAAAACATTATTGAACAGAACCAGATTTATTCAACAACTCGTGTTGGTCGTTATATCATAGCCCCCATTTACTGGTCGGAAGATGATAAAGGAAACATTTTGTATGATGTTGAAAGTACTGAAGATGAAGTTAGGTCTATTTTACAAGAGTTAGAAGAAGAGAACGAACAAAGTGAGTTTTCTTGGGACGATGAAGATGAAGATTTGCCATTTTAACCCTATATTTGTATCACAATAACAGTAAAACCCTTTAATAGAACAACAATGAACAATTTAGACAATCTTAAGACGATGAAAGAAAAAGAACAACTTGACCCAAAAGAGATGATGGAAAACGGTTTGACCCGTGAACAAAACGAAAAACTCCAAAAAGATGATGAAGCAGTAGAAGGACTATTCGCTCTTATCTCTGGTGGTGTCGGTATTTGGATTTTATCACAAGTGTTATTCTAATAAAAAGTGTGAGGGGGGATTTGACAATTCCCCTACCATTTTTTATATTTTAGATATGGGAGCAAGTAAAAAAGAATACGACAAAACGATACCAGTATTTGGGTATCAAAAAAAGGAAATGAAAGAAGAATTGGAACGAATTTGTTTCAATAAACAAAAAAGTAAAAAAAAGTAAAATTATGGGACAAAGTAAAGAAAGACAAATAGCCGCCCAATCATCCTTAAAATTGGTATTGGATTGGAGTAAAGAATGTGGATATTGCTTATCCATGAAAGATTTAGTTGGTGTATCTGTTGTCCTTGTGGACTATGTTGAAAATGGATATTCCAAAGAACTTGGAGACCGTTTAATGAAAATTGACGATTATCTTCAAGAACAATACAAAGGAAAATAAAACCGATGCTGTTGTATCAATTATTCATGGTAATAGGGGGAGTTTTCGGTCTCCCCTTTTTTTATGAATTTTTCTTTCTAAATCTATCCCAAATTCTAATCAGATTAATAACTAAACCTGTTAGCAACAACAATAGGGTCAATTCCCCCTGAAATTTCATTAGATAGGCAAACACACCTGCCATCGTTGTGGTATTGGCTACAATATCTTTATTTTCCATATTACGAGTTGGTTGAGTGTCCATACCATGTTGGGAATTCAGAACCGCAACATAATGGTCCAAGAGCATTATAGTTACTTGAACCTATCTTTTTTCTCCAATAATACCCATTACCTGGTAATGTGATATTCGCAGCAAATGCTGTTTTCGTCTCTGGTGGTAATTGACCATCGTTAAGAGACCCGTTGTTGTACTCAGGGTATAAACCTGAACGGAAGATGAGATGTCTTCTTAAAAGGTTATCTGAGAACTCTGCTTGGTCTTTAGCATTACTCTTTAAGTATTGAAATGTCTTAAAATCAATGGCATTTCCCTGTTCTGAACGGTTTTGAACCAAACCAACTGACATAAACTTAACCATAAAGTTATCAAGAGCCATGGCATATGAGTAGTTAATCAACGCAGGTTGAATATAAGTGTCCAATAAATTCTTGTAATTAGCATTGGCACCTGTTGAGATATCACCAGTGCTAATCAAATTTAAGATTTTGTTGTATAAGTTTGTGCCCAATGTCTCTTGAATTTGAATATTCTGACTGGTAAGAATACAATATCTCAATTCATCAGTTTGCACATTGTCGTTGATGGCCGTATAGGTCTTCAACAGTTCTTCAGATATCATCATTATGTTGTTCATAGTAATCTATTTTGTTCTATTACAAGTGAGATTTCCTCACCAGGATATATCAACTGAACCAACGGCTCCAATTCTCTATTTAAGAACTTCTGAGTTGGTATAATTGATGTATTCATAAATATGTTAAATGCCGTCTCTAATTGCTCGGCAGATGAACTAAATCCTGTTCTTGATGGTAAACCGATGATTGATGGGTCAGGGATATTGTGACCAGCCAAAATCTGATGTTGGACCAACTCAAATACCTCTTGGTAGAAACCTTGTTGAAGGTTTGATTGGATTTGTGTAATATCAGGTTTTTCTGTTTGGTCTCCATAAGATACAATCACTCTACCTGCTTTTTCAGACCCCACATAACGGTCCTCAATAGATTGAAGGATTTGGTTTTGTTCCAACTGAGAATCAGGAGCAGGAACATTGAAATGCACCCACAGTGAAGGGTTGGCACCATTTAACAAATTGGCGAGGTTATAGACCGTTATTTGGTGGTTTAACTTAATGTCATTAATCGTAGCCAAATACGATGGAACACCATAAAACTCATAACCAGGTTGATACATCTTGATATGAACAATCTGACGGTTTGTATAATCTTTTGGATTGAACTCGTGGAATTCAACGATTCCAGCCTTTCTCCAATTCACCCAATCACGACAATAAAGATATTTGGTAACATCTCCACCCATTTCTTCAGGCTTGTGGACTCTCATATATTTTGAAGGAATAACATGGAAACCAGCGATACCTTCTTCGCGCGAATTCTTCCACACTATTTCTAAAAATAAATTTCCTGTTACAATCAATTCAAAGAACATCTGTTTATTAACATCGTTCAACCATTGTTTTGAGTTGATTTTGTAATCGTTAATATATCCTTGACCGACACAGTTATTAACACGAGCGGCAATGGCTGAATAGTGTATTGGGCTCTCGTCCAATAAGAGATAAAGTTCTTCTACGAACATATTATCTGCTCCCCAACGAACAAACAAGTCATTGCGGTTGATAACCTCCTTAAAGTTGGTGAGGGTATCCGTTCCAAAATTGAATTTTTCTATATTAATCATCCTTCGTAAACTATAAATATATTGGATGTTCCACTATATGAAACCTCCGTTGTTGATGTTCCTGAACTAATCACCTCAGCAATTCCCTCATAAACTACATCATAAGAATAGTTAGGATTTAAATTAGTTGTAGATTGTTGCTCATAAATCTTAACAAAGTATTGTCCAGGTATAAGGTGTAGATTCACCGTATTGGCTGAAGTAGACGCTGTATAAACCTCAGGGATATTATTATCAATCTTAATGGTAAATAAGTCATAAGTGGGGTTGTAATCAACTGAAGGTGGAATCTTATAGGGTATGCTTTTCCACGATTGATTGGTCAACTTATGTCTCATTGCCCACAAGTAAGTGGGCGTCCCTGTCAACATTTTATTTGCTGAACAGGTCGCCGTTACTGTATTATTATCACCTTGATTTAAGTATATCATCTATAAACTATTTTATGCTTGACATGTTGCACAATCTGCAAATATGGTTGATACCGTATATGTTTCAGGACCG